TTTAAAACAAAATAAAATACAAGTATATACTAAAGCATTTTGGGATGCAAAAATCTATGCTCCTGATGGTATCATTAATGCTAATATATTATTTGATGCTATAACTAAACCAACATTAAAATCTTTTGTTCAATATCCTTTTGAGGGTATGAATAAAATTACTTATGGAATTAGACCTTCAGAGTTAATTACATTTACAGCAGGAAGTGGCTTAGGTAAAACTCAAGTGATGAGAGAAGTAGTACATCATATGATTAAATCTACCGAAGATAATATTGGATTGTTAATGTTAGAAGAAACACCAGTAATAACTTCTAAAGGTTTAATGAGTATTGAAGCAAATCAAAGATTACATTTACCTGATGTTCATGTAAGTAAAGAAGAGATGAAGACTTACTTTGATGCAACAGTAGGTACAGGTAGAGTATTTATGTTTGACCATTTTGGCTCAAACTCTATTGATAATATTGTATCAAGAGTTAGATACTTAGCTAAGGGATTAGATTGTAAGTATATTATAATTGACCACGTTAGTATTATAGTATCAGACCAAAGTCATGGAGATGAACGAAGAGCATTAGATGAGATTATGACTAGACTTAGAACACTTGTTCAAGAGACAGGCGTTGCTATGATAGTTGTTTCACATTTAAGAAGACCTGATGGCAAAGGTCATGAGGAAGGTGCTGCGACTTCTCTATCTCAATTAAGAGGGTCAGCTAGTATTGGTCAGTTATCTGATATGGTAATTGGTTTAGAAAGAGATGCTCAAAATGCAGACCCTGAAATAAGAAATACAACAAGAGTAAGAGTATTAAAAAATAGATTTGCAGGATTAACTGGTCCATGTTGTGATTTACAATATGATGTTGATACTGGTAGATTGAAAGAGGTAAATATAGATGCAATTTGATAAAGTAGTTTTTGATATAGAGACTACTATCAACGCAGATAAAATTTGGTGTATTATTTGTAAGCATGATAAAACATATTATCAGTTTACGGATGGTAAAAACTTACATAGGTTTGAAGAATTTGTTAAGAAGACTAAAGAATTTATTGGACATAATATAATTGGATTTGATATTCCAGTAGTTAATAAATTTTTTGGTAAAGATTTATTTGAGAATTGTAAGATTACAGATACATTAATTTTATCAAGATTACTTAACCCAGTAATAGATGGTGGACACTCACTTAAAAACTGGGGTACAAAACTAGGTCAAGCTAAAATAGAGTTTGAACAATTTGATTTTCTTTCTGATGATATGTTAAAGTATTGTAGAAATGATGTTGAATTAACTGAAAGACTTTATAAATTTTTAATTACAAAGATTAAAGATTTTGGAGAGTCAGTACAGTTAGAGCATGATGTTGCTAAAATAATACAGGCTCAACATGAGAAAGGATTTAAATTAGATATTGTAAATGCTTATGGTTTACAAGCTAAATTTCAAGAAGATATGAATGACTTAACTACTCAAGTTAGAAAGTCTTTCCCTCCCCTAAAAATAGAAGAAGAGTTTATCCCTAAAGCAAACAATAAAGCTAGAGGTTATGTTAAAGGTGTACCCTTTACTAAAGTAAAATATAAAGAATTTAATTTAGGCTCACGACAACAGATAGCAGAAAGATTAGTTATGCTTGGATGGAAGCCTAAAAAGAAAACAGACAAAGGACATATTATTGTAGATGAAAAAGTTTTATCTGAAATAAAAAATATTCCTGAGGCTAAATTGATTAACAAGTTTCTAATGCTTCAAAAAAGAATAGCCCAAGTTTCCTCCTGGATTGAAGCAGTTAGAGAAGATGGAAGAGTGCATGGCAAAGTAATTACCAATGGTACAATTACAGGTAGGATGAGTCATCAATCGCCCAACATGGCTCAAGTACCTGCTGTGTACTCTCCATATGGTAAAGAATGTAGAGGATTATGGACAATAGATAAGGGCTATAAATTAGTAGGTGTGGATGCATCAGGGTTGGAATTAAGAATGTTAGCACACTACATGAACGATAAGGATTATATAAATGAAGTCATTAATGGAGATATACATACATCAAATAAAATTGCTGCTGGTTTGGAATCAAGAGATGAGGCGAAGACTTTCATCTATGCTTTCATATATGGAGCAGGGAATAGAAAAATTGGCTCTATCATTGGAGGTACGGAAAGAGATGGAGAAAGAATTAAAGAAAAATTTCTTAGAGCAACGCCAAGTCTTAGACGCTTACGAGAAAAAGTGGAAAGAGTGGCTCAACGTAGATGGGTCAGAGGACTCGACCAAAGAAAAATAATTATAAGACATCCTCATGCAGCTTTAAATACTTTGTTGCAAGGAGCAGGTGCTTGTGTTATGAAGAAAGCGTTGACATTGCTACAACAATATGTTATAAATAAACGAATCAGAGCCTTTCCAGTTGTGAATGTTCATGATGAATTTCAGTATGAAGTTCAATCAGATAAAGCAGACGAATTTGGAAGACTTGCAGTACAATCAATCAGAGATGCAGGAGATTTATTAAATGTTCGGTGTCCACTAAATGGAGAATATAAAATTGGAAACAACTGGTCAGAAACACACTAAGAATATTGCGACATTAGCTGACGACATTAAGCAGTTAATTGCAAATATATCTAAAGGAAAGTCTGCCAAGATTACAGACGAACAAATGAATAAGTTTCTTGGTAATATAAAAGAAGCTTTATTAGCTTGGAATAATCCTGATAGAAAAAAACAAGGAATGTTAAGAATGTCAGTACTAGGTAAACCACCTAGACAGTTATGGTATGATAGGTTTAGTCCTAAAAAATATATAGCTGGTGATGATAGTCTTAATTTAAAATTTTTATATGGACATATATTAGAGCATTTAGTTTTATTCTTAGCTGAATTAGCAGGACATAAAATTGAAGACCAACAAAAGAAAGTAGAAGTAGATGGTATTACTGGACACTTAGATAGTAAAATAGATGGTGAAGTATGTGATGTAAAGTCAGCATCATCATTTAGTTTTAAGAAATTTAAATCAGGTGAGTTGTTAGGTGATGACCCATTTGGTTATCATGCACAGATAGCAGGGTATGAACAAGCTGAAGGTACAAAGAAAGGTGCGTTTCTTGTTATAGATAAAGTGTCAGGTGATATATGTTTGTATCAACCTGATGATTTAGCTAAACCTAATGCTAGTCATTTAATTAAAACACTAAGAGAAACATTAGAAAAGAAAGAACCACCTGAAGAAAAATGTTATCCATTAAGTAACACTAAGGCAGGTAACAAAGAATTATCAATTGGCTGTCAATTTTGTACTCATAAATTTGAGTGTTATAAAGATAGTAATAATGGTAAAGGTTTACGAATATTTAAATATGCTAGTAAAAATGTTTATCTAGCTGAAGTAAATAAAGAACCTAATGTAGAAGAAATAACTAAAAACTTTAAAGAAGAATTAAAAACTTTTAATAAAAAATATGCTTAAACATAAACATCTTCTTATCAGAGCAGAAGTTAAACAGCCTGTAAAAACTGAACAACAAACAATTGATTGGATGAATAAGCTAGTAAATAAAATAGATATGAATATATTAGCAGGTCCATATTCATCTAAAGTATCTAAGAAAGGTAATAAAGGTTTGAGTGGTGTTGTTATTATAGATACATCTCATATTGGTATTCATACATGGGATGAGACCGACCCTGCTTTATTACAATTAGATGTGTATTCTTGTAAAGAATTTAAAAAGTCTGATGTAATAGAATGTTTAGAAGAATTTAAACCTATTACAATTGATTATAAATATTTTGATAGAGAAACAAACTTTACAGAAATAAAGTAATGAAATGTTTTTACTGTTTAACACCTGTAATTTGGGGTAATGATTTTGATACAGAGGAAGTATATGGTGAATCTAATTATTTATTTACAAGTAATTACAGTTGTCCTAATTCAAAGTGTGAAGCAATGTATGAAGTTTTACATGAAAAAAAAGAGGTAAAGAATGAACACTAAGAAAATGAGTAAGATAAGAAGAAAGGCAGAGCAGTTTCTTGTTATATGGTTGAAAGGATTGTTGAATAAAGAAGAACAAGCTAAGGTAAATGTAAAAAATATATTTACATTGATGCCTCCTCAAACTCATTATTGGCAAGGTACAACATTAAAGTTACAACCTTGGTCTTATAAATGGATAGTAAAAAAATTAAAAAAGAATCCATTGTTGACATATGACCAATTGAATGATACACTTCAACCAACAGAAAAAGATTTAAGAAGACATAAGATGATTGAAGAAGGACCTATAAAAAATGACAGATAAAAATATATTTAAAAATGTAGTTTATGATTCACTTAATAAGCAGGTGGATGGAAGTCATTATAAATCTTTTAAGGTACAACCTGCAGAATTTATTAATGAAAATAATTTAAAGTTTGCAGAAGGTAATGCTATTAAATATATTTGTAGGCATCCGTTTAAAGGAAAAAGAAAAGATATTGAAAAAGCTATTCATTATCTTGAAATGATATTGGAGAGAGACTATGATTAATGAATCACAAATAACACAATTAGAAAAAAGAGCAAGAGGTTTTAGAAGAATTATATCTTCATTAAATGATTTACCTATGTATGGAATTAATCCTACAATAGATAAAATGTTATATATAAAGATAGATGATTTGAAAGCTCACTTAAAAAAGAAGATACAAAGAAACAACGAAAAATTAAATGAAATTCATACAGAAAGTATTGATAGTTTAATTGATGATAGTGATGGATAACAATGGTAAATAAAGTATATGATATGAGTGGTAATCAAATCAATTCAGCTCCACCTATATACAATATAAGAATTTGTTTAGTCGGCTCAAATGATTTAGATATTAAAAATATTGAAACATTTGGTGTTGCTGAAGATGGATTCTTCATGGTTAAATCAAAATCAAATCCTAAGTTTCCTGTATTTATGACTAATCCTGTTCGTATTCAAACAGTAGAAGTTTATACTAATAATGAAAAACCTATTACAAAATTACAAACAGAAAAAAATGATGATGATTTTTTAATGGATTTATTGAGAAAACAAAATGCAGAAACTTCGAAAAATAAAAAAGACTAGTAAAAGAGTTAAAAGAAAAGAAGCAGATTTAGCTGTATTTAAATTGATTATAAATAATCAAGGTCAATTTATTACTGAACAATCATTATATCCTGTAGATAAAGTACATTTACATTTTAAAAAACAAAATTCAGGAATAGTAAATGCTATGTTAAGAGAAGCTAAAGTTAAGTTTGATGATATGCATATTCTTTTAGAAAAAATTGCAAGATATTTAGCTTAAGATTCTGTTATTTCTTTACAAGTAAATGATATAACAATTTTTAAATCATTAACATTATCTTCTTTAAGTATCTGTACTTCTTTGAATGAACGTAAATAACCTGCAGCAATACAATCGTAGTGACTTCGATATAAATGTATTTGAGGTTTAGGTTCAGCACATTCTTGTGCAACCATAGAACACATAAATAATATTAATTCAAATTTTCCCATTATTCTAATATTAAAGATTTGATAGATTTAGACCCATCAATATTTGTTTCAAGTTCTGCTTTAGATTTAATACATTTATAATCTACATTAGATTTAACTTGTCTTGTAGCTTCACGCTTATGTTTAAGACATACAGACATAGAAGATTGTATTCTATGTTCCTTAATATCAGGTCCAATAAACATTAATAATGCAACAATAGATTCAATCATAATACTTTCCCTTTGTTCTTTCCTTCTTTAATAGTATATTTTTGAGTTCCATTAGCACCTATCTCAACTTCTTGTCTAAGCATCTTAAACATATTCATTTGTTTAACATCTTCCCATTTTTGTTGAGTGTATTTAATTACTTTTTTATGTACTCTATCCATTAATGTCCATTTCCATTAGAAAATTCTCTTTGTTTATCTTTTAATTTCTCAATATCGTTTAATGCTTTTTCTACTTGGTCTTTCAAGAATTGTATATTAACTTTGTTAGTCATATTTTGTTCTTGATTCTTTTCTAATTTTTCTACAGTTTTATATAAGTCTTCCAAAAGCATTAGTTGTTCTTGGTCCACAGGTAACTGTTCACTTTTTTTAAGTAAGTCAGCTTGGAATAATTCTCTTGATGTTTCTAATGACGTTAATCTACTTGTCAATTCTGTATAAGCAAAGATACCCATAGATACACCAACAATAATTCCAATCATGTTTTTAATTGGCATACTTACTGCTGTACTATCAGATACTTTCATTTATCACCTTTATAAAAATCTTTGAATAACCAATCCAAATACTTTTGCCAAAGTTTTTTTAGAAATTTGAGCATAGTCTAAGTCCATTGTTATTTAAACTTCTTTCCTGTTAATAAATTAGTTACGGATATTCCGTAATTTCCTCCAACAACTATAAAGATTAACCAAAGATAAGTCTCAGGTATATTTTTAAGTTGTTCAAAATAAAATTCTACTTTAGCTAACATATCTTGGTCTCCCCAAAATGTAGCATAGCCAAGTATTCCTAATGGTGCAAGTATAAATGAACCTAGAATTAAATCTAAGAATAAAGAACCATTTCTTTTTGCTCTTTCGTTTCCTGTTGCCATCTCTTGTAAAGCAATAGCGTGTTTTCTTTCACTCTTTTCTTTACGTCTGTTCATATAAGTGCCAACAGCTTTTGAACCTATATTGAATAATAGTTTATATGGAATCATATTGTCCTTTGTGTACTGGGCAGAGCAAGGCTGCGTTGTGATTTCTCTTGATGCCCAGTTATAAGATTACTTAATCTTAATTGTTTTTACTTTTTTCTCTTCAGGTAATTCTTCAAAGAGTTTAACTTTAAGAACTCCGTCTATAAAGTCAGCACCTTCTACTTTAATATACTCTGAAAGAGTAAATTTTCTAACAACACTTCTAGATGCAATACCTTGATGTATTAAAGTATCGTTATCTTTATCTTCTTTCTTAGCACTAATTGTAAGTACACCATCTTGTAACTCACAGTTAATGTCTTTCTTAGAGAACCCAGCTAAAGCCATCTCTATTTGATACTGACCATCCTTAATTTTTCTTATATTATAAGGTGGAAAGTTAGAAGTGTTTATTTGTGAAACCTCATTTAGTGAATCAAACATTCTATCAAAACCGATAGAGAAGTTTTTAAATGGGTCAAAGTTTATTAAATTATATCGTGTCATTTGTTATCCTTTCGTTAAGCGATATTTATATGCAACCCCAAATGGGCGTTGCTTAGTATATTATAGAGAGAAATATCTTTAATGTCAACTATTTTTTAAATAGTGAACTTTCAAGACTTTTCAACTCTTCTGAGTGTTTGCCATTTACTCTAGCTTTTAGTATTGATTTAACATTATCAGACCATTTCGGGTTTTCAGCCCATCCAGTATCTGAGATTGCGTCAATAATATCATTCTTAGTAGCTTCACCTTGTTTATATTTTTCTAATGTTTCTCTAACATTTTTATAATGAGGTTTAGTTTCTACCCAAGTGTAAAATTTATCTATGCTTTCAGATGGTGATTCAAACTTAGCAACTTGTGTGTTATCACCTTTTGCTTTAATTCTATTATCACCTTTTTCAGCAACCATATTGAAATAATTATTACCTTCTTTATAGAATCTACTACTACCATATCCAGTTTCTTCTAATGCAATAGCAATTAAAATATCTGAAGGTACATCTTTACCTTGATTGTTCTGATATATTACTGAAGCACTATCTAAAAGAAATTTTTTTTTATCTTCAGGTAACTCAGAAAGTTTACTATAGTCTTTAGGTTTTTCCTTTTGAACTACTTCTACTTTAGGTTTAGCTTTCGGCAACAAGAAGTTATCTTGTGCTTTTATCATATCAGCATTTACTCCTGATGTATTAATCATTGTAGCGACAGCACCAACTTTAGC